AGTCAGGAGACTATCTTAACAACGAAGCAAGCGAACGCATCACCACTGGTTAATTATGGGCATCAGAATTACAGACTTAGCCTCGGCCTCAACGGTTGGCTTAACAGACACACTTGTACTTGTTCAAGATGGCGACACTAAAAAGTGTGAAGTCTCGCAGGTTAAAACGCTCGACGCATCAGAGATTGTCAGCGGCACTCTTGGTGTAGCTAGGCTGCCTGTTGTTCCAGTTTCGCTTGGTGGCACAGGATCGGTGGACGCTACGTCTGCGGTTGCCGCACTTGGCGCACAGCCTGCACTTACTTCGAGCGCCCCAGCTGCGATTGTGCAAGGTGGCACAGGAGCGACTACAGCAGTGGCTGCATTGGATGCACTTGGTGGGATTACGTCGGCCGTGGTGCCGTCTCTGGTGACCGCTCAGTTGTCTGCGTACACGCTTTTGACGCAATCGGCTGCTTATCAAAACAGCGAACAAGTTCTTGCGCTTGCTTCTGGTCAAATCGCAGCCATTACTCCCGCGTCTATTGGAGCCTTGCCAACGGAAGCCGCTTCTGGTTTTGCCACAACTGCTCAAGTTGTTGGGATTGCAAACACAGCTCAATTGGCAGCATTTCAAGACAGCGCACAAGTCCAGGCATTAACTACGTCGCAACTTAATGCAATTAGCATTACTGCTGGGGCCGGGCTTGTAGGTGGAGGGGCATTGTCAAGCAATGTAATTCTTGCGCTTGAAACAACTGGAGTTTCGGCAGGCACATTTGGAACAGCTACTAGTGTGGCGCAGTTTACAGTTAACGACAAAGGTCAGATCACAAATGCCACGAATGTTGGCATATCTGGAACTGCTGGCGGAACCGTTGTGGCTGTCGGCGCATCGTCCAGCACACTGGCCATCTCAAACAGTCCTGTCACTTTTTCTGGTGCGCTTCAGCTTGAGCTGTCTACGACTGGCGTTGCTGCAATCACGGCAGGATCAAGCACGCAATCTGCGGTTATCACCGTGGATACTTATGGTCGAGTGACTGCACTTGAAACGCAGGCAATACAATCACTTTCCCCGAGCGGTGTGGTTTCTGGTTCTTATGGCCATCCTGAGCGTGTTGCCCAGTTTACTGTAGACGCAAATGGAATTATTACTGGCGCAACAGAAGCTGCGATTGCTATATCTGCCGCCTCCGTGAGCGGACTAGCTGCCTCTGCCACCAGTGACACGACTAATGCTGGCAACATTATTACTGGAACATTAAGTTCTGATAGGATCTCAATTCTTGCATCTTCTCAGATTTCTGGCATTTCAGCAGCGCAAGTAGGAACTGGAATCACTTCTGCTCAAATTGTTGGCATAGGAGCAGCACAGGTTTCAAGTGGGATTACGTCGGCACAGGTAACGGGACTTTCCGCTTCACAGGTAGGGTCCGGCATTACGTCAGCGCAAATCACAGGCTTGTCTGCTACTCAAGTTGGAACTGGGATTACATCGGCTCAAATTAATACATTGCCAGCAACTAAAATTGCGGCTGGAATTACATCCGCACAAATTACTGGGATTAGTGTTACTCAAGTAAGTGCGCTTGGAACTGGTGTATCTACATTTTTACAGACTCCATCGAGCGCAAACTTGGCCGCTGCGCTAACTGATGAAACTGGAACTGGAGCTAACGTATTTGCTACATCTCCAACGATTGCAACTCCAACAATTAACGGCTACACAGAGGGCACAGTTGCTCAAGGAACGGTTGGAGCAGCGGCTACGCTAGCAATCACAGCAGGCACTGTTATCACGGCCACCTTGACGTCTGCTACACCTTGTACGTTTACTATGCCAGCCGTTGGGGTAGGCAAATCATTTGCACTGTATCTTAAGCAACCTGCAACCGGGACTGCAACGACGGCTACGTTTACAGGAGTTAAGTGGCCAGCAGCAATTGCTCCAACAATTACAGCAACACTTGGAAGGCTAGATATTCTTTCATTTACTTCCGATGGAACAAGCTGGTACGGATCGTTTACTCAAGACTTCACTTATTAAAGTATGTTTTTTTCTAACATAACTAGATTTGCAAATCCTAATTTTTCGCAATTTAATGCAGTATTAATTGCTGGAGGAGCTTCTTCTGGAGGATCGTTTGGAGGAGAAAATATTAACGGAGGAGGCGGAGCAGGAGGAGTTTTAATTCAAAACAACATTAAATTTTTAAAAAATTCAATAATTATAGTCACGGTAGGAGCTGGAGGCACGTCAGTTGGAGATTTTACAGCCGGAAATAACGGCTCAAATTCTATAATTACAATTGGAAATAATTACACTGCAATAGGCGGAGGTGGCGGCGGAGGCAACGGTGGTAGTAATACATTAGCAAAAAATGGAGGTTCTGGCGGAGGGCAATCAATTAATGTAGGTGGTAGTAGTCGGCCTAATACAATTGGAGGGACAGGCACATTAGGACAAGGAAATAATGGAGGTTCTAGCTCAACTGGCAATGGCGGTGGTGGGGGAGGTGGATATTCAAGTGTAGGACAAAGTGCAAATGTAAACAACGGTGGCACTGGAGGCACCGGATACTCAGCAACTTTATCTTATACTGGCAAAACGTATGCAACGGGAGGCAACGGTTCTCCAATAGCAAGTCCAGTAGCTGGAACTATAAATACTGGAAATGGTGGAGCTGGATGGGCTGGGTCTCTTGCAGGAGGATCTGGCGCAGTGTTGATATACGTTCCAACTGGACTTACGTTTAATCTTATTTCTGGTACAGTAAATACATATACACTAACTGGATTTGCTAGTGTTAAAGAGTTTATAACTTCAGGACAATTTTCGTTATTATGAGTCACTTTGCTCAAATTGAAAATGGTATAGTCAAACAGGTTATTGTTGCCGAACAAGACTTTATTGATCTTGGCGTGTTGCCGGGAACTTGGATTCAAACAAGTTACAACACTTACGGAGGCCAACACCCAGAAGGTCGTCCACTTCGCAAGAATTACGCTGGCATTGGCTATGTGTACGATGAGGTGCGTGATGCTTTCTATGCTCCACAACCGTATCCGTCATGGCTTTTAGATGAACAAACTTGCACTTGGCAACCGCCTGTGGCATATCCTACTGACGGCAATAAGTACACTTGGGACGAATCTTCTGTTTCTTGGGTTTTAATTTAATTGTATGGCTGACATCAAAATCTCTGCACTTCCAACAGCATCAGTTGTAAATAACGCCGATATTGCTGTTATTAATCAAGGTGGCACAACTAAGACTGCCTCCAAGGCACTTATCGTTGCTGGACTTGCTACCACTGGTCAAATCTCTGGACTGGCAACTACTTCGCAGTTGTCTGGGTATGCTACTACTGAGCAAATCGGGGCTTTCCAGAATAGCGCACAGGTGCAAGCTTTGGCCTCTGCTCAGATCTCGGCTATCACTCCAGCGTCTATCGGCGCACTGTCTACGGATGCTGCATCCGGGTTTGCGACTACTGACCAGATCAGTGGGTTCACTAACAGTGCTCAAGTTCAATCACTAGCATCCGCGCAGATAGCGGCTATCACGCCAGCTTCTATTGGAGCTTTTGCTACAAGCGCAATCATTGGCATTGGCAATGGCGGCACTGGAGCCACAGACGCACCTAGCGCACTTGCTGCATTAGGCGGGATTACTTCAGCTCAAGTGCCAGCTTTAGACACGGCTCAGTTGTCCGCTTATGTGCTGAAAGCTGGGTCCACGATGGATGGTCGCCTTATCATGGCGGCAACCACAGCACAGGCTAAAGCTAACATTGGAGGCGCTCTTCCCGGAGTTGCAGCACCATCCACTTCAATTGCTGGAGACGTTTGGGTTAGCAACCAAAGTAAGCTTACGTTTTCTCCAAGCACAGGCGTAGCAGTAGGAGTTGCCGGACTTACTCAAGCAAACACGTTTAATCAGACTCAAACTATTGGCGTTGGCGGAACGGTAAACGCGCTTACGGTTCAGCAAAACGGAACAGGTAAAGCGGCCTCGTTTTCTGCTGCTAGCACTACTGCTGCCGTGTCAATCACGCAGACTGGCATTGGTGAAGCCTTCCGAGTTGAAGATGAAACCAGCCCGGACACAACTGCATTTGTTATCTCTGCTTCTGGCCGAGTGGGGATTGGAGCAACTCCAGATGCAGTCACTGCTCTAGCTGTGGATTCCGGCGGGATTAAGTTTGGCGACGGCTCCATTCAGACAAGTGCTGCTGGAGCATTTTCTAGCGCACAGCTTTCTGGCTACGCAACTACGACGGATATTCAAGGGATTGCGGTTACTTCGCAGTTGTCTGCGTTTGCAACGACTGATCAGCTTAGTGGATACGCCACAACAACAGACATCCAAGGTATTGCGTTTACTTCGCAACTATCTGCATTCATTAACAGCACGCAAGTTCAATCATTAACCTCCACTCAGATTGCTGCAATCACTCCAGCATCGATTGGCGCGTTTGCTACAAGTGCTATTATTGCTATCGGAAACGGCGGGACAGGATCGACAGACGCTGTAAGTGCACTAGCTGCGCTTGGCGCTGCTCCGTTAGAATCTCCTGCTTTTACTGGCACGCCCACGGCTCCAACTGCTGCTGCTCACACTAGCACGACGCAAGTAGCCACAACTGCGTTTGTGATGTCCAACTCGGGAGATCGTTACCTGACAACGTCTACTAGCACAAATACTATTGGTAATGGCACAAAGACATTTACGGTTGAACCCGGATTAAGCTACACGCCAACCCAAGATTGCACAATTGTCTTTGACGCAAGCAACCATATGCACGGTCTTGTGTCGTCTTACTCAGGTACAACGCTTGTAGTAGATGTTACGCAGCATACTGGATCAGGCTCGTACAGTGCGTGGACAATCAATGTAGGCGGACTTACGACGGCTGCTGGAGCATTGTTATCTGCAAACAACCTGTCTGATGTTGCTAGTGCGTCTACTTCGCTAACCAACCTTGGCGGTGTGTCTACGGCGAGGACGATCTCTGCCGGAACTGGGTTGTCTGGTGGTGGTGACCTGACGGCAGACAGAACTTTATCTTTGGCAGATACATCAGTTACGGCTGGATCTTACGGGTCTTCTACGCAAATTGCCGCGTTAACTGTAGATGCTCAAGGTAGGTTGACTGCTGCTTCGAGCATCGCGTTTACATCCCAAGATGTTCAGACTTTTCCAACTGTAGGAACAGCAACGTGGACAAAGCCAGCCGGAGCAAAGCGAGTTCGGGTTCAGCTTTGGAGCGGAGGTGGCGGAGGGGCATCTGGAAGAAAGGGACTTGCTGGAACAATCAGGTGCGGCGGAGGCGGTGGAGGGTCTGGGGCTTACTACGACAGCATTCTCGATGCATCAATTTTGGGTGCAACCGAGACGGTAACTATTGGGGCAGGCGGAACCGCTGGAGCATCAATGGCTACAAACAGCACTAATGGACTAGCTGGAGGCCAAGGTGGAATTACATCGTTTGGTACTCATGTATCGCTTTTTGGTGGGAATGGAGGATCTGGCGGAACCAATACAACAGGAAACGCAGGCGGCGGAGGTGTTGGAGGAAATACTGGCGGCGGCGCAAGCGGTACTGGAACAAATGGGGTTAACGGGACTCCATCCACGACAGGAACAACTTGCACTCAAGCAAGTGGAGGTGGCGCAGCAGGCGCTGGAATTACTAGTGCTGACGTAGCAAGTACTGGCGCAGTAGGCGGAAGATTTTCGTTATTGAACTATACAGGCGGCGCAGGGGGAGGTATTGGCCTAAGTGGAGGGAATGGAACTTCAATGGTTGCATTGCCCACAACTGGCGTTCCATGTGGTGCGTCTGGCGGCGGATCTGGCGGTTCTTCAATCACTGGCAATGCAGGCGCTGGCGGCAATGGAGGGTTTCCAGCAGGCGGCGGAGCAGGTGGCGGAGCAGCATTGGACAATGTTGGGAACTCAGGCGCAGGCGGAACTGGTGGCGCTGGAGCAGCAATCATCACAACATACTTTTACTAATGCCTAGAAAATCCGTATCCCTAGCAGTTGGTCGCGGCGAGAAGCTGCCCGTGTCTAAAGGTGCAGGGCTGACGGCAAAAGGACGCGCCAAGTACAACCGCGAGACGGGCAGCAACCTCAAGGCCCCTGCCCCCAACCCAAAGACAAAGGCTGATGCTGGCCGCAAGAAGTCATTCTGTGCTAGGATGGCTGGAGTTGTAGCCAAAGCTAAAGGCCCAGCAGAACGCGCACGCGCAAGTATGCGGAGATGGAAGTGCTAATTTTATGAAGTACCTACTCGAACGACTGAGCGAAAAATCAACTTGGCGTGGACTGCTTGCAATAGTGACTGCCCTTGGAATTAAATTGCACCCAGAGATGCAGGAAGCCATTTTGACGACTGGGCTGGCACTGATTGGTATAATTAACGTTGGTCGAAAAGAATCAAATGATACCAAACCTGCTGCAAATCTTGCGCCTGTGGCTGGAGATCAAGGCTAAACGGGCCTCTTGGGAACTTGAACGGGACATAGCCAAGTATTGCGATGATATCGAAAATCAAATCATTGAAGCTCGGGCCAGTGGTCGTGATGCTGTGGCTGACAGGTTGCGCGAAAGATTCGCCCGTTCCAGCAAGATACTTGTATCCTCCGAGCAAGGAAATTCTTGAGCTGCAAGCGGGGCAAACGTATACTGCGCCAACGGCACAGAAATGGCATTCAGATGCTCGATACCAGCGTCTTGAGCTGGATCTACTGAATGCAGTGTCTGTCGCTAAACAGGCGCAACATAGATGAACCTAAAAGATGCTGGTATTGATATTGGCCTTGCTGTTGCTGGCTTGTTCGGAGCGATTTTAATGTCTTCCAAGCAGGCAGGGCAAAACCTTCCTCGTACCATTACATCTCTTATTGGAGGAGCTGCTAGCGCAAATTATGTAACTCCTCTACTTCTTAAGGTTGCCCATTTAGACAGTGAGCCTCAGTACGGATTTGCCGCAGGCTTTCTTCTTGGATTTTGTGGCTTGAGAGCCGTAGAGACATTAAGCGAGAAGTTGATTCCCAAACATGAACCTGAGTCCCCTAGTCCTACTAAACGCACTCGCAAATAGTGTTTTGGCAGTTTCGGCCATTCATCTTTGGTTGAAGATTTTTGGGCACGAAGAAAGTGCAATTTACAAGCATCCATATGCCGCGCATCTGTGTAAACTTGCAACCACAGTGACAATTTGCGGAAGCGTGGCCAATATATTTGCGCACCAAGAACCGCCAATTACTGAGTTTATCCTAAATATTGGAGTGGCCTGCAACTATGTGTGGCTAAGTTGGTTTTCAACAATTTCCGATCCCGTAAAGCCAGTTAAACCTAAACCATCAACCCCTAAATCGAATGGAAAGCCCAAGCGAAATGTTCGACGACCTTAAGGAAGTAGCATCTGTTTTAGGGGTAAATGTTGCTGCAATTGCAATCTCGTTATCTGAAGCAGAGCAGATAATCCGTGTTATTAGTGGCGTTCTTGCAATTATTTACACAACAGCAAAGCTGTACAAAACATTATGGAAATGAATTTGTCAGAAAAAGGTCTTAAATTTATTGTAGACCAAGAGACTGGCGGGAAGGCGTATTATGAAAAGTGTCTTAAAAAACCAACATGGCCCGGAGTTGAGTCGGGCGTCACTATTGGCGTTGGCTGGGATTGCGGCTACAACACTGTTAGTCAGTTGCGTGGCGATTGGGGTTCACTCCTTGCTCAGGAAGATGTTGGCTCGTTAGAAGAATGCTGTGGGTTAAAAGGCCGCGCAGCCATGACTGTCTTGCCTTCTGTAAAAGACATTGAAGTTCCTTGGGAGGCTGCTGTTGAGGTTTTCAACAAGCATACTGTTCCTCGATTTTATCTGACAATGCTCAGGACTTATCCACAGGCTGAGGTTCTGCATCCAGATGCTGCGTCTGCACTTTTGAGCCTTATATTTAATCGAGGTGGCTCGTTAAATGGCGAGCGCAGAATTGAAATGTCAGACATCAAAGCATGTTTGATTAACAAGAAGTATTCTGATATACCAAATTTATTTCGTAAAATGAAACGCCTGTGGCCCGATACGGCTGGACTACGGAAGCGCAGAGATGCAGAAGCCGAATTGTTTGAACAAGCGTATGCCTAAAACTGATGCTAAAACTTTATTGATGATTCTTGGAAGCCCGATGGGATCCAGAAAGAAATCCTGTCCTGAGTGTGAGTCTCCCTTGGAAGAGAACGGCTGCTGTTCTGAATGCGGTTACGGTGAAGAAGAAGGTGAGTATGAAGATGACATGGGCGAAGAAGAGGGTGAAGACATGCACAACGAGCGCATGATCGAGCTGCGTGACGATCTTCAACGGATTGTGGACAAGTTGAGTAAGCTCATTTCTTAATGCCGTCACAACCACAAGCTGAATCCGACAACAGCTATATTGGCTTTGCCAGTAGGCTTGATCCTGC